ACTGGTAGCGTAGCCTTGGAGCCAAGTCCTCGATGTCACCTGGACGTACTTCTCTGATCTGCCATTGGGTCACAGTCGCCTGCTCCTTGATACGGCCATGGCCTCCCATTCCACGGACTGGAAGAAAGAGGGATAGATGGAGTTGTTCTCAAAAACGACTGAGAGGTTTCTGGAAGAGCTGACTACGGGGAACCGGAAGACACCACTGGCCAGCGAGGTGCTGCCTAGCATGGCGGACAGGGTGCCCAGGGTCTTGCCCGTGAAGGTGTACGTGTAGGGATCACGCCCCTCTGGAGTCACATGGACAGTGAAGTACCCGGTGTCCACGTAGGTGACGTCCATGGTCTTCATCATCAACTTGTTGCCGGTGATGGCCGAACCCTGGCTGTCCCTGGGGTACTGCTTGGACAACTCCACACGCTTGGTGTACACCCTGCCCACGTAGGCGATGCCCGCAGAGAAGTCCCCGGTGGCCGTTAGGGTGGTGTCACTAGCCTTGGTGGTGGTCACCACGGCACCAGTGTTGGAACCAAAGGCAGCACCAAGGGCAACCTGGAACACCCCGGAATCACTGTAGGGCAGCGTCCACGTAGTCGTATTGGTTCCAATGTCGTAAACACCAGTCAGCGTAACCTTGCGGTCCAGGTGAACCAGGAACCCAAGGGTGCTATCGGTGGTGCCTGTGTGGAAGTCGATGTACTCCAGGTAGGTGCCGTCAGCTCGACGGATTACTAGGTACAGCTTGGTATTCACCAGCTCGGTAGTCAGGATGGTGTCCGTACTGTCTAAGACAATCCTGCCCCATGAAGACTGGATATTCTCATCACCCTTCCAAGCGAACTTGTACTGGTACACGATGTTGGGCGTATCCTTGGAGACCAGGAACACAGCATCCAGTGCCGTGGTGACAGCCATCTTGAAGACGTTCTTGGGGAGGTACTGGGGTACGTGTGCAGTCAGGTTGGCAGCATCGTTGGTGATGGTGTCCTTCTCGACGTAGTACTGCCTCATCCCAGAGTTGTTGCCACGGGTGGTCACGAAGTACAAGTCCTGGCCAGCACCAACAGGCATCGTGGCAATGTCGGTCTCGAACTCCGTGGTTGGATCGAGCTTGGCATTGGAAGGCGTCAGGGCCTCTCCTCCTGACAGCTGGAACTGGGTCTGCTCGGAGAACAGCATCAGTGACCCATTGAAGGGAACAGCATGGGCCAGCACGGAGGACTTGTTGTGGGACATGGATACATCGATGGGATCGTCAGCAGGAACCGAGGTCACCGTTGAAGGCCAGAAGTTGAAGTGGTTCCCAGCCCTGGAGAGCACCACGTTCTCACCGGAGATGATCCCCAGGCGACCACGGTGGAAGAAGGCAGCAGTCAAGGTGTTGCCAACAAAGGAAGGATCGGGGACGGACGAGGTATCACCAACAGCCCGCTCACCCCAGGAGGCCTTCTTGAAGGTGAAGGTACCATCCTTGTTGTCCACCAGGATGTGGGGCATCGTCGTGGCATCCAGCTGGTAGGCGATACCAGGGGCTGCACACTCCAGCCATACACCGGCTGCATCCCAGATCACGTAGTAGTCATCGGAGGTCACGTTGGGTTGGTTCACAATCTTCCACACGTCACCGGCTGCCATGCCGCTGGTGGGCAAGTCCTCGTACCGCTGCTTGGTACCTTTCAGGGTGCCACTGGTCGTGGCGGAACCCATGGCAGTCACCACAGAGCGATTCATGACGATCGTGGTATCAGCAATGGTGGTGCAGAAGTAATCGTCCACCGGGGAGCTGACAGCTAGGTACCCTAGCCCATCAGGGGTGGACACCGTCTTCTCGACACCAGTCAGGTCGTACACCTTTATTGCACCATTGCGTAGCTCCACGACATACCTGGAGGTTGCACTCTGGTTGATGAAGTGGTGCTTCTTGGTTGAGCCTGTGTCGGTGTTCAGCTGGGCCACATGGTTGGACGGGGGACGCTTCCCCAGGCCGATGGCAAGGTCCACCCAGCAGTTGTCCTGAGCTTCCACCTGGGTTGGGTGACGAAGGGAGTCAGGCTGCTGGCTCACCCCGTTGAACAGGTGGGGGATGGCATAGCTGATCAGTCCCATCAGCGGTCCCTTTGCAGGATGTTGGCCACGCTCCAGCTGCCATTGAACATGTTGTAGTCACCCTCATCACCCTCAGCCTCATTCAGGGCAGACAGGGCCATGGCTTCATCCTCGGCAGTCATCTTGTCGAGGGAGTCGGAACCCAGGACTCGCTTCTGAAACGTCCTTGCAGCACGGATGGTGATGTAGTACCGGGCAGGCTCAGGGATGTCCGTGAAGGGCAATAGGACCACCATGTCCACCTCCACGGTGCTCGTGAAGACGAATGTGTGGTTATCCCTGTCGTACAACCGGTTACCTCTCTGGGTCACATCGATGTACTGGTAAGCCTTGGTGGTGTCCACCTTCATCACATTGGAGGGGACGTAGAGGAACCCGTCCACGGAAGGGACGAGTGCGTAGTTGATCTCGGTGTTGAAGTGCCAGCCCTTGGTCTGTACATCCCGGTTCACTTCGGACAGCACTTGCTTGGCGATGGCCACGTTGGCGATACCAGAGACCTCCAGAGAGGACACAGGTGATTCACCAATGGTGGCCAGCATGGTGTTTACAGCCTCCAGCTCGGAGGTTGGGGTCGCTACGGTAGTCATTGGATAACCTGGAAAAGAAAGGGGGAACCCCCGATTGCTCAGTGATTCCCCCTAGGGTGTTACGGTGCGCCCACCAGGGCCTTACCAGTGGCGAACCCTCCGGTGCCGGTGAAAATGATCTTCAGCAGCTTGTTGAGGTTCGCAGAAGGCTGGATGACAACCTTCTCACCAGCAGCCGTGGTGAAACGAACAGAACCGTCGTCGTGATACTCGATGTCCGCAGTGGCAACAGTGGCCGAAGCGGCAGTGAGGCCACGAACCTTGAAGTCGTGGAGCTTGGCCATTTGGTTACACTCCTACGGTTAGGCGGTCTTCAGTTCGACAGCGCACTCAGGACGCAGGATGCCAGAACCGATGGCGTACTTAGCCAACAGCAGGGTGCCCTGACGCCGGATGTCCCAGCCAGCCTCGGTAGCCAGGTCCAGCAGCTTCACGGTGCCCACAGCACCCTTGTTCATCACAAGGCCAACCGTGGTGGAGAAGTTGCCAGCATACTTGGCGGGAGTCACAGACGACAGGTCCGTGGAGGGCAGATGGTTGGACTTCTGAATGGCAATGCCAGCCACCTTCAGCACGGAGCCTTCAGCGTAGGCACCAGTGCCTCCCCAGTCACGGTTAAGCACGTTGGTGGTCTGCGCCAGGAGGTAGTACTGGGCGGGCTTGACGTACATGTACCGATCATTCTCGGTCACATCCTTCTCATCCAGCTTCTGGGCAGCAGCAAACATGCCGCCAGCCAGGGTGGCACCATCGGAGCCATAGGAGGCGTTGGTCAGCACGGAGCCGCCATTACCACCGGTCACGGTAGCGGTGGCGCGGGCAGCCAGGACGCCCAGCTGGAGGACGTTCTTGTCCCACTGCTTGGCCAGGGCGCGGCCAGCTTCCATGGCGTACACGGAACGCACGTCGAAGTGGCTCATGGCCTCATCGATGTCAGCCAGGAACACGTCAGCGATCAGCAGGTCATCGATGGAGATGGTGCGCTCGGAGACATTGCTGGACTGGCCAACGATCTCGGCACCGGGGGTGTGGTAGGCAGCAGAGACCTTCCAGGTAGCGGGGAACTGAGCAGATTTACCGCTGTTGATGGAGCGGATCATGTGCTTGTCGAGGGTGACGTTGGCCTCCTCGAAAGCGGTCATGACTTCGCCGCCATAGACCTTCAGGAAGAGAGCGGACTTATCAACGCCGCCATTGTCCGCACCAAAGCGGTTCACAGTCGCGTCAGACATGTGGTGTTACCTTTCGTGTGATTGAAATGACAACGGCCCTGTGCGGGCCTGCGGGGGTCATCCAAAGAACACACCATTGCGTACACAGAGTTGTCTCCCTCGGGAGGCTAAGGTCTGCGCCGGTTCATCTTGTGGAATCGGGTGTAAAAGGGACTGCCGCTGGGGACTCCCAGTAGCAGCCAAACCGGTAGGAGGAGAGCTACCGGGTAAAGCAAGGATCACCCTGGCGTTGCACCAGGGGGACCAGAAAATGGATCACCAACCTTTCATCGGAGTTTAGAGCGACCCAGCTTCGCTTCAACCTTGGACCGGTAGGCGGGGTCTTTGCTATAGCGGGGATCACGCATGGCTTCAGTGACCTGTGCCCAGGACTCATAGCCATCAACGACTTCACCGTTGCGGCCACCCAGGAGGTCAGGCTCGGAACCATTGGCTGCATCGAACTTTGCCTTCAGACCCAGCACTGCCAGATTCACTTGACTGACATTGTTGCTGGACACGGCGGCGTTGTAGACATCAAGGTCGGCTTCACTCAGGTTGACAGCAGCCCATTCGGAGATGGACTTGTAACCTTCTTCGCCTCCCACCAGGGACAGGGCACTGGAACGAGCATTGTCTGCCAGGGCCTGCTGACCAGCGATGTAGCTGTCCACGACATCCTTGGTAATGCCCGCCTTTTCCAGGCTGGCGTAGGTCTCGTCAGAGAGTTTGCCATTGGTGGCGAACTCCTGGGACATGACTTTGTAGTCCAGACCAGCATTGGTGACCTGTTCCTCAGCAGCCTTTTGGGCTTCTGTGGCATCGACTAGAGGGTTCTCCTCCTTCGTACCGAGTTTGGTCTCCAGCTCCTGGTAGGCTTTCTCCAGGTCTTCCTGGGTCTTGAACTTGCCAAGGATCAGCTGTTCATCAGTGGAGGCAGCAGGGTCACCACCGGGCGTACCGCCGCTGTTGTTCTCCGTGGACTGCTGGCCATCAAACTTGGTGGCCATCGCCGCATCGTACTCAGGACTGCCAGGGATGGGAGCGTTGTTCTCGTCAGCCATCAATAGTCCTCCACCAGGGTGCCATCGGGCATCTTGTAGGCTTTCTTGGCCTTGGTTGGGACGTACTCGGGTTCAGGATTGGGACGACCCAGCTCCTGGGCCTTGGCTGCGTCACGTAGGGCAGCTTCATTGGCAGCTTCATTGGAGGCCACCTGGGCAGCCTGTTCGGCAATGGTCTCAGCTTCTTGCGGCTGGGTGTTTACTTTGATGGCGCGGGCCATGTGTTACTCCTCATGCGGTTGCGGTGACGTTTTGATCCATGCCCTTCTGAGCCATGCCACCGAGTTGGTTGATTGCGTTTGGACCAAGTTTCTCAATCAGTGCCCGCAACTGGGCGGCCTGTTGAGCCTGGGCCATCTCATCCTGAGTCTTCACCAGACCCTTCATGTCGATGCCAAGGGAGGTACCAAAGCGTTTGACGAAGTCCTCCACGTTCAGGGCCTGCAGGGCCTCTGGAATCTGGGCAATGCCCTGGAGGAACTGGGACAACTTGTTGAGGTCGTTGCCTCGGCCAATGGCTTCCACACCGGTCACGATGGACGGCTTCACGACACCCTCGGGCAGGGCCGGGAGCTTGTGTTGGCGTTCCATCTGGTGCATCAGCCGGTGGACCATGGGAAGCTGGAACTCCTGGGACATGGTGCTGTAGATGCCACCCAAGGCACTCTCCAGCTCATTGGCCATGTACCTGATCTCCTCAGCCGTAACCCGCTCACCGTTGCGTTGGATGGCAGAGTTCAGCAGGAAGGCGAAGGAGAGGCGTTCCTCCAGCTTGTTGACGGTGTCCAGTGCCACACGGAAGTCGTTGTACTTCTCCATCTGGAGGACAGTGACGTCTTCCTTGTTACCAGACCGGATGTCACCAGACTCGGAGTCGGATAGTGTCTTTGCCGTGGTGGTGCTGTTGGGGCGCACTAGGAACAGAATCTTGGCAGCAGCAGCAGAAGCCTGGACGATAGCCTTGGTCAGGCCTTCGAGACTCTGGAGGTCACCCAGGTACTCTTCCACGTAGCCACGACCATAGTCTTCGTTCTCGATGGAGATGAAGCGCAGAGGCATCCATGCGGTCTTGTTCAACGGGTAGGAACCGGCGGAGCCAGGGATGGTGAGTCCATTGATCTCCTGCATGACGGACCACTTGTTCCCGTTGCGCCACACCCGGGTGTACAGCTCGACGGACTTCTCCAGCTTGTCCTTCTTGTCGTCCTTGGTGTTGACCAGGGCCTTGACCTTGTCGGGCAATGCATCGGGAGCCAGCTTCTCCTGGACGATGATCTCCAGGACGTTGCCTGAGGGATCACGCTTTACGACATACTGGTCCAGGCGGAACATCCTCATGCCACCGGTAGGCGGGAAGTAGACCAGACAGTTGCCACCCACGATCAGGTGCTTCAGTGACTCGAAGGCTGGCGCACGGATGGCTGTGGTTTCGATCTCGTTGGCTACCGCACGTTCAATGCGGTTGAGACCTTCTTCGACCTCTGCCCTCATGCCTTCCTGTTTGGTCAGCTTTTCAAGGGTGAAGTCGTCAATGGTCAGACGGAAGAAGGGGGAATTGGGAGGCAGAAGCGCAAGCAGGAGCTTGGCAGCCAGATTGTTGACACCACGTGCCCCCATGGCTTGATAGGGGGTGGGCAACTTTGAGGTGGCACTATGGCCATTTGGAGGGATGAGAGACGGGATGGTCAGCTTTGAACATACCCGTGCTCGGTCCAGGAAGGGGTCACGCATGGTGACCATCCGGGTGTACCTGGACTTGACAGTGGTGTCGTCCATGTGTGGTTACTTCTTCTTGGTGATCCCAAGGGAAGCGATGTTGGATGGGGAGCTGGCAGAAGGAATGGCTAGATCGGTGGTGCTGGTGCTCTTGGCAGACCGACGAACAGTCAGGTCAGTCTTGGGCTTGGCCGAGGCGGCGTCACCGTAGTAGATGGGCTTGGGAGTCGCAGCAGCAGCAGGGATTTTAGGCGGCGAAGGCGTGGTACACATCAACTCTCCAGAATGTTTTTCCTGGACTCATCAAACCGGGACTGGAGTATTTCGACGACACTCCTCTGCCCTGCTTGGTACCAGATATGATCATTGGTCATACCTAAGGTTGGATTCTTAGGTGGAAACATGTGATGAAGTACCTTAAGTAGGTCTTCAGTAAGTAGTAGTCCCAGGTTTTCTTCCATGGGTCTCCTTGGT